TGCTCACGTAGCTCCTGTACATCATGTACAGGGATTCCGACGTCGTAGTCAGCGGGCCGTCAAACAGCTTGGTATACATGTCGGTACCATGGGAGCCTAAGGAGGCTCCTGGTCCGGTATAGCCACGCTGCAGGATAGCGCACGGATGTTCGATTAACGGACCTCCATCATTGTCCTGAGGGTAGAAGAAGTTGTAGAGATGCTTTTTAAGACACCCCACTAGTTCCTCGTCCCACGGGTTGATAGAGGATGGCGACCAACGAGATACTCTTTCGTTGACCGCCAGAAACTTATCAAGCGCCAGCTCATCGGCGTTCACCGCTATACTGTCCCTGTATTTTTTCAGGAACGTCCTGCGAAGAACCGATGCTGCAATACACTTGACATCCGCGTCGGGCCTAAAGTCCGGTATATCTTCATAGGACTTCAGGTCGTTTTCGAGGGCGGAGCAAAGAGCTTTGGACAATTCCATCAGCTTTTCTCCTCACGATCTGGTTTTAGGAGCCAGAACCTTCGCACATCCCCTTACGGGGCCGGTGTTAACCGGAGCCGGACAGGCTGGGGTGGGTAACTATCCCACAATACCAGTCTGCCAGACATCTGCGATGCCGCTCGAAGACGAGAACAGCATGCCGAACGCGAGGGAACCCATGGCACGGAGATTGGCAATGTCTGCCGAATCCGAGCCAGCGGGAATCTCGCAGTTGACACGCATGATCGCGACCTGATACGGCTGGCCGGCGAGCGGGAGCACCCCCTTTCGGATGGTGAACTCGTAGTTGTTCCGGCCCACGTTCGTGATGAGACCCGTTGACGGCGACGGCTGACCCAGGGTCTTGAGGACCTTGGGCTTCCGCAGCGTCATCGTGAAGGGCTGCGCCACCGAGTGTGCATTGACACCAGCCTGCGTACCACCGATTGCGGTGATCGCGTACTGCTTGCCAGTGCTATCGGGAGCGTTGTCCAGCGTTAGCGTGTATGTCGGGCTCGTGAAGCCCGTCATCGCGCCCCCCGTTACGGGGGAAGTGGGAACCCACGTCATGTAGCAAACTCCAGGTTGATGGAAATGAGCGTAATTGCTCAGAAAGGTTCTACCTTCAACCTCGCGAAAGCTAACGCAGCGAGATTCATAGCCTGCGGCATTCCCGGTACCTTCAGCACCAACTTGGGCTGTAGGGCGGACGACGTAGTCTTGAACCTCATCA